ATCAATCGAAGCATTTGAGGAGTTCTTAAAGTGTACAGTAAAACCTGTCCCAGAAATACTGGAAATCTCAAAAAAGTCACCTGAGGCCATATTGTGTGCGTTTATGCCGATTGATGGTAAGTGAGCATTTGCACCGCCTTCAGTTAAAGAAGTTCCTACAAAGAAAGGGTGTTGAAAGGTTATAGCCTTTGCCCCAGCCCCACTGGCTGTGAGATTTCCCTGTTCTGTTCTTCTTTGAATAGTTGCAGTATATCCAAGCTGAGAAACTTTTATATCTTGAGCAATATCATTACTTGTAAGTTTTGCTCTAAACTGAAACCCTCTTCCTTTATATGTTCCATTTGCAAAGGTCTGGAAACCTGTGTAAGTTGGTGAGCTAGAGGGATTGTCCTGTGTGACCCTTATAAGCATTTCAGCATTTACTTCAGTAGCTGTAGCCCCATCAAAGTCTGTAATGTCATCAATAAGCCCTCTGGAATCAAACAAATCTGAGGGGTAAAAAGCTTCAGTCAAGAAATGCCGTTTGAAATCAACACTAAATACAGCACCTAAATCTAAAGTATCTCCACCAGCAGTCCCACCAAAATCATAAGTCCCCTCTGAAACAATCCCACCAAAGTCATCAAGTGAGCCGACAGCATCAAAATCTGTTATGTCATCAAAATTTCCACCACCTACAAGGTTGATTGTATTTGTTGTTGCATCAAAAGCAACATCTGATTTTGTTCCTTGAAACTTGGGACTGTCAGTATCTTCTCTCCTAGTTTGAGTCAATAAGGCATCTTGATTGTCAGGCAAGTCAATAATTACGCTTGTATCTCCAGCACAGAAACGACCTCCTGAGTCCTGACTGCGAAGTATATATTCACCTTCAAGATATGGAACTTCAGCAGAGGTGGTAACACCACTCAAAGCTTGAATCAAATCTGTGGCATTTGAAAAAGTACCGCTTCCGTCCGTTAAAGGTGAGTGCCGCAAGTGAATCAATCCACCTAGTTTGACATCAAGCTCTGTAGGCTGGTTCCATCTAAGTCTGATTAGCTTTTCATTAATCGGTTCAGCAGTTAGTCCAGTGATGTTTGATGGGATTGCAGTTTTTCCAACAGCATTGAAAGTTAAATCAGCAGAGGTCGCACTGGTTTGTAAAGCTGCATTAAAACTAAATACTTGAATTTCATAAGTTCCAATATCAGTATTAAATATTTGAAAATCTGGACTGGAAACAGTTGTGGAAACAAAGTTGCCATTATTAAATCTATAGTTGACCTGATATTGAGTTACACCAAGAACAGGCTGCCAGCTAATAATCAATTTTGATACAGCCGCATTGTTTATCTCTACAATTTTTTCCTCTGCCTGTAGTGCAGTTGGTGGGTCTTTTAGTTCATTTAGTATTGATACTGTTCTTGTTGGCAATGTTGACCCATCTTCAATAAAAGCATATTTTTCATTTACATAAGATAAAGCTGTGATTGAATAGTTGATACCATCAACTTCCTCAACTGTTATCACTCTAAATAATTGTGTTTCAACAGTATCATCTGATATCACCCAGTTTGCGTTGACGTTTGGAGCCTGAGAAAAGGCACTTGCCACAGTAATTGTTGCACCAGAAACAGAACTAATATCTTTTGTTTCTACTGTTCCATTTGGTAAAACAACAGACAGTTTTGCGTTGTTTGTAGATGGCAAACTTGTATTTGTAGAATCATCAACAGTAACAACAGTTGTTGATGTAACTGAGGCAATTTTACCGCCTCTTCTCAAGCCACTCCTAACAGGGTCTGCAACTTGTATAATTGCTGACGGCCTAACTACAATGCCGCTATCAATCGAAGTTGTAAAGCTGCAAACTTCCGTTTCATTTGCCTCCCCGAAAAGGATTGCCCGACCTAATCTGGCAGCTTGACCCCTTGAAGTACAGGCAAAAGCTTTTACTTGCTTAATACTTGAGCCTATCTTATTTATTAAGTTGGCATCTTCTACAACCTCAAAATCTATGTCCTGAGTGTCCATGTTGAAATAAGACACAGAAACAACACTATGACGTTGTTTAAGACTGCTACCAGAATAAGTAAATCCATCACTGGTTATATTGGATAAATTAAAAAGGTATGAGGCCGAAGCTGGACTGTCCTGTTTTAGAGAAATACTACCAGCAGACCAGATCGGCATACACCGCATGACCCCTGCTAATTCGTTTATAAGATCAAAAGCCTCCGCACTTCCTTGAATATTTACATTGCATGAAAATCTAGCCTCCTGCCCTCCCTGTCCATCATCAACAAGAGTGTTTGCAAATTTACTTGCAGTTACAAAAGAAAATAAATCAAGACTGCTGTCGGTTATATGATCTCCAAATCCATATCTGGTATTTGTAAGAAGATCAAGCAATATCATTGCTGGGCAACTACACCATGTTGCTGCCGAAAGTGTGCCGTTGAATATATAGCCGTCTGGGTAAATTATGCGACCAGTTGCACTGTCAACGCTTGGTGTGCCAGAGCCGTTTGCCCCTGCGGCTGGGATTCTTACTTTGACTCCCCTAATCCTATATTTCCTTGAAGGTATAGAACTGAACTGCATTGAGTCAAGTCTGATTGCAGCGTAGGCACTATTCGCATAAGTATTTGCATCATCTATGATTTCACCAAAACTTGTCCACTGGAAAGCATTTACTAAACTTGAATCTGTGCTATCTGCGGTTACTCTAGAAACTCTAATATCAACAGGGAAAGCACCTGTTAACTCTACTCGGTAATCTCTTTGGTAAGCATCAGCAGTTCTTCCAGTAATGGTGTCATTGATTATATCCGTAAAACCACCAGAATTATATTGAACTGATATTTTTAGTTGAACACTTGAGCCAAGCAAATCTCCTTTGTCTGTAGCTTTTTGAATCTGAGGAAAAGTAATTGTTATGTTAGCAGCGTCAACATCTGTATTTGTTATCTGCCTTGTCACTGGACTTGAGGCTGTAACTGTTACACCAACTGCTGTAACAGAGGAACTACTTTCAATCCCCTCAACTTTTGTCTGATTTGCAGTTCCAAATCTAGGATTAAAAGTAACATCTTGAAAATTAAAATCAGTCTCTACTGGACTTGCTGAGTTAGCAGTGGCTTTTAATACAGGAGTATCATTGAGAATTACATCTTTAAGTGCAGCGTTATTATATGCAGTTGTCCCCTGTGTTCGGCCTTCTTTTGATGCCGTAGCAAAACCCTCTATCTCTCCTTCAGAGATAAGGTCAAGAAAAGTAGCAAACTGCCTAGAGTGCAGCGTATCAGGTGTTCTTGTTGGCTGTGGTGGTGGGGGTGGGCTTCTCCTACCGCCAGAACCTCTTATAATTTTAGGCTTTGTCATGCTCTTACCTGTTGGGTGTCAATAGCTCCACTGATAACCACTGAGCCAGTAATTATTTCACCATAAACTATTGGCACTGGAGTCCCAGCCCTCGAAGTGTTTTGCGTCCCACTAAATGCAAAAGATATTCTTGGGTCTTGTTCACTAGAAAACTCAGGCATTTTAGGCAAAGGAAAAAGCATTTCACTTACTCCAGAGAGAGCTAATCCAGCACCAATACCAAGAGCAGCTTTAGTTCCGAACCCTGCCGCAGCAAAACCAGCTTTAGTAAATAAACCACCAGCCGCAGCAACACTAGCACCAGCAGTTGCAAAAGCAAGACCTATCAAAGCTACACCAGCAATGGCTCTTCCTACTCCACCAGCACCCTCAATGACAGGAACAAAATGAATATCCTGTTGACCTATTGGGTAAAATATTTCTTTTTCATCTATCGCATAATTACCAACTTTAACTTGATAAAATTTAGGATTCATATATTTTTCTAAGCCTTCAAAATTATTAACTAAAAAACTGACAGCATGACTTATTGTATCTGCCTTAACTTCAAATTCTTTATGACCAACAAAATTGGCTAACTCTCCATAAAGTTTGATTTTACGCAACATAACGCAACCTCTTTCCTGTGCATTTTAGCAACCATTCAGAGTATGGCTCTATACAACTAAGTCTATCTGTTAAATGGTGTAAAACATCACCATCAATGAAAATTGCCACATGATTCAAATTATTAGACAAAATTGACATAAATAATAAATCTCCATTCACTAATTTTTCATCAGGTTTGAGTTCTCTGAAACCAGTTTGCTCCGCACACTTTTCAAACATAGGGTCTTTGTTAAAATCTTCTAATGTTGTGGGTCTTTGCCAGTCAATCAACTCTATATCTAATTTTTCTTTATACCAGTCTCGAACTAAGGTATAGCAATCTGTGACTCCCCAAGCCCACTCTCTGCCAAGTATGGGAGCTTTATAGCCTGTCGGCTTTAGATAACCCCATGACTCTGTTTTAGGGTTTACTATGTGCCATACAAGACCGCTTTGCTCACAGGCAACCTTATCGGATTGACTTGGAACTGGTGGGGTAACAGGGTGACTATGTATAACAGCAATAATATCTCCTGTATTATCTGCCTTTATATAATCCTCTGGGTCTATGATAAAGCATTGAAAAGCTGTCATTGATAAATTTCTACAAGGAAAATATCTTTCTTTACCTTTGATGTTTAACAAAAGCCCACAAGATTCTTTAGGGTCTTGGTCTTTCGCATGAGCAAGAGCAGCCTCTTTCCAGTTCATGCAATAAATGTTCCGATACTAGGAAAATTGTCTCTAGTACATAATCTTTTAGGGCTTCGTACTCCAGCAAGATCAAAAGGAGCCGCAAGTTCAAACTGAACAAAATCCCTGTTTTCTGTTGCTTTTCTGTCTATTTTATATATTTCTCTTGGAAATTCTGCGGTGGGGTCTGGTGTTCCTAA